CCGCGCCCGACGCCCTGCACAACCGAGCCCACATAGCCGGGGCCAGCAGCCGAGGCCGCAGCGTCCACTTTGGCCTCAAGTAACCGGACAGCCGCAGCGGAACGGCGGATCTCCTCGAAGCCCTTAGCGTTCAGAATGATCTTGGTTTTAGCCATCAGCCATCCACCCGCCTAAGACTTACGACGCCGCCAGCTTCACGGTTCGAGTAGAAGTTGCGCCACTGCCGAACCTCGCCCTCAACCTCATATAAGAGGCCGCGGACCAGTACCTTATCCCGAGGCTGGAAAGGCATATCGAACGGGCCGTAAAGGGTCGGCTCAACAATGACTCGGTCCATGCCAGGCTGCCGCGGCTCGCTACTGGATCCGGGATCGAACCCAAAGCCAGGCAGTGTCACCGGGTCACCCCAGGACTCCACCTCGTTGCCGTATGCATCCTCACCTGAACCCTCGTAGGGCAGGTGCTCCACCGACTCACTCATGCGGTTTCCCACTCATTCAAAGGCGAAACGTAGCTAGGTGAGAAAGGCGAAGTTGCCGGGATCATGTCGATAGTGAACGCGCCACGACTAGAGCCTGAGGGTGATACTCGCTCCAACTCGTCATCGGTGATCCAAAGCTCCCCGGGCTGGTCCCCGCCAAGAGTGACCGAGCCGCTAAACGGGCCTGTCGTCTCCTGCTTGGTTCGAACGCCTTCCGGATTGCGGAAGACGCGCTGCACCATCGAAGTGACAACGTCATTGACGTTGTCCATCAGGTCTGACTCGGAGGGGTCCGAGTCGATGCGCTCTAGGAGATCGGGAACCTTTGACCGCAGAAGACGCTCAGCACGTCCGACCCACAGTTCAACCTTGGCCAAGTCCGTAGGCGCGTCATCGCCAATCCACGCAGCCACCACATCGGCGGCAGAAGTCCAATTAGCCATGACGCCTCCTATTAGGTTCGGGGTTTACGTGGCCGGCGGGTCGTCGGCTTAGGCTTCTCCGAAGGCGCCTCGTCCTGCTGGGCCGGTGCGTCTGCATCAGCCCAGCCACCGGCACGGTAGAAGGCCTCAAGGTCACCCTCAAGCCTCACCACCGTGCCAGCGGTCGGATGAATCAGTCGGGCCAACTTACGGGGTAGCATTGGCGTATTCGACGAAAGCGGCAGTGTCGTTGACGAGGAAACCATATTCGGCCTCAGCCAGGACGGCGACGAGGTTGTTCTCGAACAGCGACACGAGAGAGCCGTTGATCGTAACGGTAGCCTCGGTGGACACCTTGTAAGAGATGCCACCCACGGCGCCCCAAGCAGCCTGTGACCAGTCGCCACCGAAGCCGAGGATAGAGCCGGTGGCGTTGTAGACGCCCTCGCCAACATAGGCGGAGCGGCCGAGCAGGCGACCTGCGCGGATCGGGCCAGCGTTGTCCACGACCGGGGAGTCGATGAAGATCGGGCGCCCGGACGTATCCACGGCACCGTTCAGGAGCGGCTCGAAACGGTCATCGAGGGCGAAGCCAGAAAGGCGCTTGCCGTCGTTTACCAGCAGGGACAGGCCAGCGTTAATGTCGCCGAAGATGCCGCCGTTTGCCTGCGTGGTGGTGCCGATCTCGACAGACTTGGTCGTCTGCGCGATGTACGTGGAGAACGGGGTGTTCGTGCCGTGCAGGGCAGCGGAGTCGAACGCCTCAGCGAAAGCGTCGCCGACCTGGTTGCGGATCAGGCCCATGTAGTTGCCGGGGTTGGCGCGGACCACTTCGGCGGAAACGACCGCGATAACGGCCAGCTTCTTCGGGTCCATGGTCTTCAGACCGATGGTGCCCTTAGATGCGGGCTTGGTGGCGCCTTCAGAAACCCAGCCGGCGGACAGCTTGCCGGTAACGACCGGGATGGACTGGCCGTTGATGCCGAGCTGGGTCTGCGGTACGAGGGACTGCACGACAGAGGAGCGTGCGGCGCGCTCGAAGATGGCCGCGGACTCGTCGCGGTTGAGGAATCCGGCGAAATCCGAATTCTTGGTAGCGGCAGTGATTGCCATTTGATTCTCCTAAAAGTTGGTGGCTCGCTTACGCGATGCCGAGGGCTTTCCGCAGTGCCGACTCGATGCCGTCACCGTTCAATGCGAGGCTCGGGCTGTTGCCTTCGCTGGGGATCACAAACGACGCCTCGTTCTGCTGAGCGGGCGCGTTCGCTGTAATGAGTGCCTTGACTTTCGCCGCGGACGCTGCGAGGGATTCCGCATCAGTGCCATGCACTAGGTCGTGGTAGTCCTCGGGGATGCCATGCTTGGCGATTACCGCCAGCCGTTCACGGTCGCGCTCAGCCGTAGCGGCGCGCTCCTGAAGGGTGGTTAGCTGCTCCTGGAGTTTCTGAGTCTCGGACTTCTTCGACTCTTCAATCTCCGCAAGCTTTTGCGCGGCGGTGCTGTTCTCCTTGGCGCGGCCTTCCCATTTGCGGGCCTCCGCTTTCCAGTCGGTGGCATCCTGTGCAGGGGCCTCAACTGATACTTCGGCGGGGGTTGCTGCGGGCTCTGCCGCGGCGGATTCACTCATTACTATTTCCTCTCCCATGCGGGAACGCCCATCGAACCTGTGCAGACTCTCAGGGAATCGGATATTGATTGCGGCCCATGCGGGCCACTAGACCCGCCACGAAGGCGGGAAACTTAGGGGGTTGCGTCCGCGGCGGCGCGGTACTGGTCATACAGCGCGTCCGGGTCATAGCCGAACTCCACGCGAGCGCGAGTCTCATCCCAAACCGGCATCGCATTGCAGCGACACTTGCCGTGGAACTTCTTCGAGTCACCGGCCGTGGATTTTGAGTACACGAAGCCGCGGGATGCGAGCATTAAGCAGAACTTGCAAGCTCCCGGCTCGGGGACGCGGGCATATGCGGCGTTCTCTTTATGCGCGGCCTGCATGACAGTGTCACGGCCAGGCTGTAGCGCGTACTCATTCGCGATCATCGCAAGGAAGGATGTCAGCGTGGTGAAGTCTCCGGCGAACAGTGGCCCAGAAGGCCGCGTGGCGAACCCTAGTCTGCCGTTCACGACCTCATCCGGCACTAGGTCCGCCAGTGGTGCACGGAAACGACCAGAGACGCCCTCGGCTTCTCGCAGCTCGTCGTACCAGTCGGCGGCAACAGTCGCCGCTATGTCTCCATACTGCGAGATGAGCGTCGGCATATAGTCGAACAGGTCAAGCTTCACGGCATCCGGCCGAGCGGGATCCAGTGACGCCAAAAACGTCATCAGATCCCGCTCAACCAGCGCCGATATTCCGTCATTAGCCTGCTCGAACTGCCTCAGTAGTTGCAGCGACATCAACAACCTCCGGAGTGGTAGGAGCGGCGGCAACTAGGCTCTGGAGCCGTGCGCCGGCAGTTAGTCGGCGCCGGTCAGCCTGGAATCGGATGATCTGCTCACGGGTAAGCCCGGCGTACTCCATGCCAACCTCGGAAGCGCCGAAGCCCTCAATTGAGGTCGCGAGCTTGGAGAAAGCATCGGCACGGGCAGATGGTGACACAATGGCCGGGTCGGTGAACTGAGCCGTCAGGGATCGCATCTCTTCGGGCACCGTGCCGAGGTTGTCGCGGAGACGAACGGCGAGGTGCATGGCCTGCACTGCGCCATAACCCCACATCGCATTAGCGTCGCGGGTTGTCGTGATCAGCGTTTCCTTCGCTGCGAAAATTGCATCCGCGGAGGAAGGGTTGGACGAGTCCGCGAACTTCACATCGAGGTCCTGGTCATCAGCAAACAGGTTGGCCCACATGCGGAGCTGGTCAGCGTGCGGCTGAGGGGACGCGCCCGTAAACCTATGCAGGTCCGGCTTGTCGTCGCCATCCTCAACGTCCATAGCCTTGATGCGGCCCATGATCGCCGTCCACTTATCGTTTCCGACAAACGAGGACACGTCAGCGCCGAATAGGTAGTACTCCGGGGCTGAATAGAACTCTGACGACACCTCGGCGCGGACGATGGTGCGCAGCGCGGAGTCCGAGTAGCCCATAGCGGCCCGCGTAATTCGCGAGTGACCCAGTGGACGCCCAAGCTCATACTTATGCACAAGAGGCGACACTGAGACGACACCAAGAGGGTTGCGGCGGACATCGGCAACCCAGCGGCCGGCGCCGCGGGTCAACGTGACTACCTTCTCGGGAGTGTGCATGATCATCTGCGTAATCTGGCCGGCCTCGTCAGTATCAACGACTGACAGAAATCCTCGCAGCGCACGACGGCGACGATCCCAGATAGCGGCAGAAGCGTCAGCAGCGCGAGGCAGAACCAACACGCCAGGCTCGCCCGACTGGACATCGCCCTGAGAAACTGTCAGGAAAGAACAACCATGAACCGCGGAAGACACCGCAGCGGCCGGGAACTCAACCAAGAAGCGATTGTCGAACAGCAGGCCAGACAGGCCAAACGGATCATCCGAGCCATCCGTCGAAACGAAACCCTCAAACTTAGACCGATCCGTGACAGCATGAACGCCCTTAGCAACCCAGCCGAGAGCAGCCTCAATCGAACGCATCTTCGGCGGCAGGGAGATCCCAAAATCCTTCAGCGCAGCCTTGCCGTCATAATAGACCGAGCGAATAAGGTTGCGGTTCCGGTGAGACTCCCAAACCTGCACCAACTCGCCCAGAAGCTTGGCGTCCGCATGGTCAAGAGCCAGTTCAGCGCCCGAACCGATCACAGGATCACCACTTTTCTTTTAGTCCTATTGCCTTGCCGGACTTTGCCGGAGTTCAGCACAATGCCGCGCCCCATGCGGGCACCGACCATACAAACAGCAAGGTCAACGAGCTGCGCAGAATCCCGCGACGCTTTCCCGATGGAATAGCCCCACTGGTTCGGGCGGCGCTTGGCTTGGTGGGTATGCGTTCGGAGTGCAGAGGATCCGTCATGCGGAAAGCCCTTATCCTCGTCGATCTCTTGTGCGGTGAGCATCGCAACCTCCGTGAAAAGTTGGTTACGCTGAACAGCCCCACGTTGAGACATGCGCATATCGAAAAGAACGGAATTGCCCTGCGTGCCAGGAGTGGCCCATACCTTCAGCTTCTTACTGAAGTCGCGGTGCCAGTTGTCGATCAATGAGCGCCAATACAACGTCTCGTCCTGATCGTCAGTCGCCGGAGACGGGTCAACACCGAACCACTCAACCCGGTATTGGTCGAATGACCGGCGAACAACGCCGTCAACCTCTTCGCGGGGAGCTAGCCAGCCCTTACCACGGTCGCCATGCGGCTTCTGCCATACGCCAAGCTGAAAAATGGCGCCATCAGACAGCCGGCAACCAACGAGACCCGTAGCATCTTCGGACTTTGAGCAGTCAAGGAACATGACGATTTGCTCGCCCGGCTCCAGTGAAAGTGAGCCATTAGCCAGCGCGTCGAACTTGCGAGGGTCAACCCACGCATCTTCCGCCGCGGCAAGCCCATTAAGATAGAACCTGATCGAGTCGCCAGGAGACGTGCGCGGGTCCAAGACCTCGTCAACCAGCCGCTCAAGGTCAGCCCATGGAGCATCCGAATAAGCAGCCGCCAAAGCAGCCGCCAATTCATCCTCAATATGCAGTCGAGTAGCCGGATCGGCCTCAATGGAGTCATAGAGGATGTCCTGCCGCAGCGCATGCCCAGAAACCTGCGCCTGCCACGCGTTAAACGTCCGCTCAGCCACCGAATCGGTACCCATGCGGTGAGCGTTGGTCAGTTCGCAAAGGCGAGCCTGTAGGGCCGCTGGTGACTTGCCCACATTTCGCCGGGCAACCTCCGCAATGCGGTGACCGCCAGAGGATTCCGTCATATGGTGCGACTCGTTCAATGCAATGAACGTTGCCGGGTCACCTTCGGAAGACTTCTCCGAAGCGGTCAGTACCTCAAGGCGCCCACCATCTTTCAGGATGGTCCGAGTCTCGCCGGCGTCAACCTGGAAGAACTCACGGGCCTCACGCCCAAGCAGGCCGTTGGCAATGCGCAACATATCCTTGGATTGAGCCTCAGAGTTGGACGCGATCTGAACCAGCGGCATCGTGTGCCGCATTCCCTCGTAGAGTCCGGTGTCGTCGTTCAGGACGAGCTGAGATCGGCCTACAAGCTCAATGTCACAAAGGGCTGCGCCGAAAGGATCCTTGCCGGTGCCCTTAGCGCCACGCTTTACGCCGGAACGATACAGCCAGCGCCCGCGGGCGTCGTAGGCGTACCAGAGGATGAGGAAACGCTTCTGTCCGGGAGTGAACCGCCACGGCTTGCCCGTCAGGTAATCAGTAAGCCCAGGCTCATCCGTGCGCCACTCGGCCCAGTCAATAAGATCCGGCCCGAGTGATGACGCGATCAGCAGATTCTTCTTCCGCGGCTCCTGCGGCCAAGGAATAGTCAGCCAAGCGCCAGAAGTGGGGTCAATGCGGTAGCCAGGTAGAACCTCAGAGGTCTCGGTAGTCCGCAATGTTAGTTACCTCCGCAGACTCAGCGGCCACGGGTGCGTCGATATACCGGATCCGCAGATCGCGCCGGAACTCAACGGTTGTCCCCATAACCTTTTCCCGATTCCGCAACTCGGTAGCTGCGGACGAGATGCCACAGAATGCAGCATCAGCAACGGTTGCCGTAGTCAGCGCAAACATCCAGTCAGACGGAGCCCAGAGAACGCAGTGCGGCATCGTGGTGACAGACTCCCACCACTGCAACGTGAGCGGCTGTAAATCAACCTGCACCTGACCATCGCGGGTAATGACAGTCCGTGACGACAGGAGATCAGGA